GTTCCGCACGCGCAAGAAATTTTCCCCTATTCAAATAATTCAAATGGAGTTGCTATGTCCGGAGTCAAAGGGCGCAGCGGCGGCGCGCGTCCGGGCGCCGGCCGTCCACCGAAGGAGCCCGCATACCTGAACCTGAGCGTCACCTACGACGAGCCCGCCAAGTTTCTCAAGGCGGTGATGAACGACAGCGGCACCGAGGCCAAGCTGCGAGTGGACGCCGCCAAGGCGCTGCTGTCCGCAGAGGTGCGCCGGGCCGAGAACGGCGGGAAGAAGGCGGCCAGCGCAGAGAAGGCCAGGAACGCAGGACGCGGCAAGTACGAGTCTGCAGCACCACCAGCTCATCTTCAATAGGAGTAGCCGATGCCTGAATGGACGACTGCTTGCCCAGACTGGGCCGAGCGGCTGCGTGATGGGCGCTCCATCATCCCGCCGCCGATCTTCCCTGCAGAGGCCGAGGCCAACCTCAACGTGATGCGTGATCTGCGGATCGTGGACGCCCCAGGTAGCCCGCGCATGGAGGACTCCTGCGGCCAATGGCTATTTGACCTGGCCGCCTCGATTTTTGGGGCATACGACGCCTCGACCGGCCGACGGCTGATCAAAGAGTGGTTCGTGATGCTGCCGAAGAAGAATTTCAAGTCGGGGTTCGCGGCTTCGGTGATGTTGACGTTGCTGATTCGGAATTGGCGGAAGTCGGCCGAATTCACGATCCTGGCTCCGACCAAGGAGGTCGCTGACAACAGTTTCAGCCCCGCTAAAGACATGGTGCAGTTCCTGGAAGAGGACGAGGATGGTGAGCCATACAGCGAACTAGCGGACCTAGTCCACGTCCAGGACTCTCAGCGCGTCCTTACTCATAAGAGCAAGGGTGCCAAGCTGAAGGTGATTGCGGCGGACACGAACACGGCGGCGGGCAAGAAATCTGTTGTCCTGCTCGTTGAGGAGTTGTGGCTGTTTGGCAAGAACCCCAAGGCAAAAGACCTGTTCCGGGAGGCGGCGGGTGGTTTGGCCTCAAGGCCGGAGGGCTTCACGCTCTACATCACAACGCAATCAGACGAGCCGCCAGCTGGCGTGTTCAAGGAAAAGCTGGAATACGCCCGCAAGGTGCGCGATGGCGAGATCATCGATCCCCAGTTCGTGCCGGTCCTGTACGAGCACCCTCCGGAGATGGTCAAGAGCGGCGATTGCCTGCTCCTTGAAAACATGCCGATGGTGAATCCGAACTACGGCCGGTCGGTGGACGAGGAATTCCTCACTCGGGAGCACCGCAAGGCCGAGGCCGAGGGTAAAGATTCGCTGAAGGGCTTTCTTGCGAAGCATGCCAACGTCGAGGTGGGCCTGAACCTACGTTCTGATCGCTGGGCTGGCGCTGACTTCTGGGAGGCCGCTGCCATCCCGGTGTTCTCGCTGGAGGAGCTGCTGCAGCGCTGCGAGGTGGTGGAGGTCGGTATTGACGGGGGCGGCCTTGATGACTTGCTGGGACTGGCCGTGGTCGGGCGTGAGATCGATACAGGCCGCTGGCTCTCATGGGGTCGCGGCTGGATCCACCCGATTGCGCTGGAGCGCCGCAAGTCCGAGGAATCCAAGTACCGCGACTTCATCAAGGCCGGCGACCTGGTGCTGGTGGATCGTGTCGGCCAGGACGTGGAGGAGGTGGTCCAGATCGTGGAGCAGATCGTGGACACGGGGCTCCTCGACAAGGTGGGCGTGGACCGCCTGGGCCTGGGCGCCATCTATGACGCCCTGGTGGGCACAGAGGACGAGCCGGGGCCTGTGGAGGCAGACCAGGTGGTGGGCATCCCGCAGGGCTACCAACTCAACGGCGCGATCAAGACGGCAGAGCGCCACGTCGCCGCCAGGAAGCTGGTGCACGGCGGCAGCGCCCTCATGGCCTGGTGCGTGGGCAACGCCAAGACGGTGATGCAGGGTAACGCCGTGACCATCACCAAGCAGGCCAGCGGCGTCGGCAAGATCGATCTGCTGATGGCCCTTTTCGATGCCGTGTATCTCATGGCCCTGAACCCGGAGGCGAAGGCCGGCCCGGCGATTTACTCACTGGAGCTGGGATGACACAGACTTTCAACATGACCACGCACCAGCACGGCAGCCGCGTGCTGTCCGGCTGGATCGCGGGCCGCGAGGGTGCGGCAGAGCGCGCCGGCCTGCTGGCGCTGGGCGAAAACGAGGTAACCAGCAGCGGAACGTCCATGGGCGAGCTGGCGAACCTGCTGGGCGCTTCGAGCCGCTCGGCAGCCGGCGTGCGCGTCACCAAGGAAACGGCCATGCGCGTGTCAGTGGTTTATGCCGCCGTCTCGCTGGTCGCAGGCGCCATCGCCTCGCTGCCCATCTCGATCTACGAGCGAGACACGCGCGAGAAGGTGGACCACGATTATTGGTACTTGCTCAACGAGAACGCGGGCGGCGTCTGGTCCGCCTTCACGTTCTGGGAGTACCTGATGAGCGCCAAGCTCTTCGAGGGGGACGGCTTCGCCGAGCTGGTGCGCTCCAGCGTGCGCAGCTCCAAGATCATCGCGCTCAAGCCGCACCATCCGCTGAGCGTGGACCCGTTCAAGAAGGGCGACAAGGTGCTGTACCGCATCAACCCCTCGGACGGCGGGCCGGCATACACGCTGGACAGCGCGGACATGCTGCATGTCCCGAGCCTGGGTTTCGACGGCCTGCGCAGCCCCAGTGCGATCACCTTCGCAGGGCGCGAGGCCATCGGCGCGGCCATTGCCGCCCAGGAGCACACCAGCCGGTTTTTCGCCAGCGGCGCGAACATCGACTACGCGCTCAAGGCGCCTGGTCGGCTCTCCGACAAGCAGCTGGGCGACCTCAAGGCCTCGCTGCTGGCGCGGGCGATGAACGGCGGTCGCGGGCCGCTGATCCTCTCGGGTGGCCTGGAGCCGGCGCAGCTGTCCATCAACAGCAAGGATGCCGAGATCCTCGCCACCCGCCTGTTCAACGTGGAGGAGATCTCCCGGATCCTGGGCGTGCCGCCGCACATGATCGGCCACACGGACAAGCAGACCAGTTTCGGCACTGGCATCGAGCAGCAGGGCATTGGTTTCGTGCGCTACACGCTGCAGCGCCACCTGACGCCGATCAAGCAGGAGCTGAACCGCAAGTTCTGGCCCGTGCGCGAGAAGCTGTTCCTGGAGCACATGGTCGAGGCGCTGGAGCGGGCCGACCTGAAGACCCGGTACGAGGCCTACCGCATTGCGATGGGCCGGGCCGGCGAAATGCCATGGATGGACGCCAGCGAGGTACGCCGCCGCGAGAACCTGCCGCCGAACGCCAGCCTGCTGCGCAACCCCGGCAACCCCGGAAAAGACGACGGGAAGGGAAACAATGAAAAACCGACTCAATAAGCTGTACGCGGACAACCGCCGCGCCAGTGCGCGCAAGTTCGAGGTGGTGGCCAAGGCCGCCGACCGCGAGGCCGAGGTCTACCTCTACGACCACATCGTATCCAGTGAGCTGGAGGCCGAATGGTGGGGCGGCATCGCCCCGGGCCCATTCGTGAAGGCCATCCGTGATCTGGACGTGGACACCATCCATCTGCGCATCAACAGCCCAGGCGGTTCGGTGTTCGCGGCGCGCGCCATGGAGCAGACCCTGCGTGAGCACGGCGCCAAGGTGATCGTGCACATCGACGGCATCGCGGCCAGCGCGGCGACCTTCATTGCCATGGCCGGCGAGGAGGTCATCATGGCCAAGGGCGCCATGTTCATGATCCACAAGGCATGGACCGGCATGTGGGGCAACGCCAACGACCTGCGCAAGGAGGCCGACCTCCTGGACAAGATCGACGGCACCCTGGCGGAGACCTACGCGGCCAAGACAGGCAAGGATCTGGAGCAGATCGCCGAGTGGATGGCCGAGGAAACTTGGTTCACCGCCGACGAGGCTCTGGAGAACGGCTTCGCCACCTCCATTGCAGCGAGCGACGCCAAGGCGCGCGCAAGCGCCAGGGCCAACGCCAAGGCCTGGAACCTCTCGGCCTACGCCAACGCGCCGCGCGACCCCTGCGACGAGCCAGAGCCCACGCCCAAGACTGAGCCCGCGAACGACCAGCAGTTCGCCACCGAAGACCACCGCGCCCGCCAGCAGCAGCGTTTGAGCATGCTGGCCCGCCTCTCCCATCAGTAAGCGCCTCGCGCAACTGAGACCGCCGCCCACCGAGGCGGCTTTTTCATGTCCGAACGACCTGCGCGAGCGGTCAAACCCTGAAAGAAAGGCTCACCATGAGCAAACTTGCACAACTGCGCGCCCAGCGTGACGCGAAGGCCAAGGCCGCCGCCGAACTGAACGCCAAGACCCCGGCCGACCAGCGCATGCCCTCCGCCGACGCCTCGGCCCTGGACACCATCCTCAACGAGATCGAGGCCATCGACGGCGAGATCGCCCGCGAGAACCGCATCAACCAGGTGGCCGGCGACGAGCGCGCCGAGCACGAGGCCGCGCTCAACCAGGCCACGGTCCAAGGCGGCGGGCGCACCGAAGAATCTCAGGCCCTGCGCGCCATGCTGACTGGCGGCCTGTCCAACCTGTCGCCCGAGCAGCGCAATGCCATGGCCTCCCGCCAGAACCCTGACATCCGCGCCGCCATGTCCACCACGACCGGCTCCGAGGGTGGCTACACCGTGGCCACCGAGTTCAGCCGCTCGCTGATCGAGGCCATGAAGCAGATGGGCGGCGTCCGCGCCGTGGCCAGCGCGATCCAGACGGCGACCGGCGCGCAGATGCTGTTCCCCACTGCCGACGCCACGTCCGAAGAAGGCGAAATCGTGGGCGAGAACGTCGCGGTTTCGACGGGCGAGACGACGGTCGGCCAGGCGAATATGGGCGTCTACAAGTACAGCTCCAAGAGCATCGCACTGCCCTTCGAGCTGCTGCAGGACTCGTTCATCGACATCGAGGCCTACATCAAGTCGCTGCTGGCGCTGCGCCTGGGCCGCATTCAGAACCGCCACCAGACCGTGGGCACTGGCACCGGCCAGCCTCGCGGCATCGTGACGGGCGCCTCTGTGGGCAAGACCGGCGCCACGGGCCAAACCACCAGCGTGACCTATGACGACCTGGTGGACCTGGAGCACTCGGTGGACCCGATCTACCGCTCGCGCGCTGCCTGGATGTTCCATGACGATGTGCTCAAGGTGCTGCGCAAGATCAAGGACACCCAGGGTCGCCCGATCTTCGTGCCGGGCTACGAGCAGGGCAACCCTGGCGGCGCCCCTGACCGCCTGATGGGCCGCGCCATCAACATCAACCAGAACATGGCCGCCATGGCAGCCAATGCCAAGTCGATCCTGTACGGCGATTTCAGCAAGTACCTGATCCGCGACGTGATGGACGTCACCCTGTTCCGCATGACCGACAGCGCATACACGCTCAAGGGCCAGGTGGGCTTTGTGGCCTTCTGCCTG